TGGATGTATTGCTCACTAAGGCGCTTGATGGTGATATGCAGGCCATAAGGGAAGTATTCGATAGGATTGATGGCAAAGCGGCGCAATCAGTTAGTATCGACGCCGAAGTAACAACTACAGAGAAGAAGCTAACTCAAAAGGAGATTGCTTTACTTGCTAAGGAGTTGAACGAGGATTGCTAACCAATAAGCAGAAAGTAGCTAGGTATAAGTGCGAGACAGATTTTCTGTTTTTTGTGCGCTATTTCTTCAAGAAGCGCTTTGGTTACAAGTTTGTCGTTAATGATCATCATCACAAGATAGCCGATACACTTACCAGGGTAGCTAATGGTGAAGTTACCCGCTTGATTATCAATATGCCCCCGCGTTACGGTAAGACTGAGATGGCTGTAATCTGCTTTATAGCCTGGTGTATTGCTAAGAACTCATCATCAAAGTTTATTCACCTGTCTTATTCTGACGATCTAGCGTTAGATAATTCATCACAAGTAAAAGAACTAGTTCAATCCGAGGCATTTCAAGAGCTATGGCCTATTGAGCTAAAGAAGGACTCTAAATCTAATAAGAAATGGTACACATCAACTAGAGGTGGCGTTTATGCTACTGCTGCTGGTGGTGCTATTACTGGTTTTGGTGCCGGTTCTACGGATGAGGAAGAGGAGTTTGGAGGAGCTATTATCATCGATGATCCGCTTAAAGTCGATGATGCTGATTCAGAGACTAAGCGTAATCACGTAAACAAGCGAATGAATACAACGATTAAGTCTAGGGCCAACAGCCGAACAACTCCGATTATCGTTATTATGCAAAGGGTGCACGATGAGGATATGAGTGGGTATCTAATGGATGGAGGCACTAACGAGGATTGGGAGCGCTTAGAGTTGTCTGCTGAAGTGTCTGACGGTGTGGCATTGTGGCCTTGGAAACACACCTGGGACGAGCTCCAGGTGATGATGAAAGCCGACAAATACACGTATAGCGGACAGTATCTGCAAAAGCCTGTGCCTGATGATGGTGTATATTTTACCCGCGATTCCTTTAAATGGTATGATAAGAGGCCTGGAACGCTTAACTTCTACGGCTCTAGTGATTATGCGGTAACTGAAGGTGGGGGTGACTTCACTGAGCACGGCGTATTTGGCATTGACCCTAATGATGATATTTATATCTGTGATTGGTGGTCAGGTCAAACAAAGTCAGACATTTGGATTGAAGAGCAGTTAGATTTAGTCCAAAAGTATAATGTCATGAAATGGGCTGGTGAGACCGGGCCGATTAAGAGTGCTGTAGAGCCTTTCCTTAATTTAAGGATGAGGCAGCGACGGGCTTACACCATCTTAGAATGGATGAGTCACGCAAAGAACAGTAAGGAAGCTAATGCAAGAACATTCCAGGCATTAGTTGAAGCAGGAAAGGTGTATTTACCAAAGGGTGAGCCTTGGGCTATTGAACTGGTTAATCAGCTAGTCAGATTCCCGCTAGGTAAGTACGATGACAAAGTAGACGTATGTTCGATATTCGCCCGAATGATCAATGAAGTATGGGCAGCAAATGCAGGGCCATCACCGGAGCCAGTAAGCGGCGATAGGTGGGATAGGTTCGAAGAAGATGACTATGGGGATGATTCGTGGAAATTGGCTTAGATACGTTAGTTGAATATTTCGAGGATGCCGCTGAAGCGTCAGAGGACGCCAGGAAAGTATCAGAAAAGTCACGCGACTACTACGATGGCATACAGTTAACCACCCCTCAAATTCAAGAGCTAAAGAAGCGAAAGCAACCTCCGGTTGTATTTAATCGTATACAGCCAAAGGTGGATTTTCTTCTAGGAACAGAGCGAAAAGCCAGGACTACACCGAAAGCATATCCCAGGACGCCAAATCATGATGATGCAGCAGCAGCGGCAACAGATGGTATTCGCTATGTGTGTGATAACAATAAGTTTGACGTAATTAGTTCAGATGTATTTGAAAATGAGCTAATAGAAGGGTGCGGCGGTGTATCTATTGAGGTTGATAGAGAAACATTTGAGATAACCATTAATCGCTTTCAGTGGGATCGATACTTTTACGACCCGCACTCAAGAGAGCGAGATTACAGTGATATACGTTACGATGGCATTGTAATCTGGATGGACTTCGAAGAGGCGAAAGAGAAATGGCCCAAGAAGGCTGAGAATTTTGACGCTTTAATGGAAGTGAATTCTCAGGGTGATACTTACGAAGACAAGCCAACTAGCAAGATGTGGTTTGATGCTAATCGTAAGCGTGTAATGGTCGTTCAGATTAACTTTATTCACAAGGGTAAGTGGAGCACGGCTATCTTCACTAAAGGCGTAATGATTGAGGAGCCAGCAATAAGCCCGTATGTTGACGAGCTTGGTAAGCCGGAAAACAGCCTTATAAAAGTATCCACCAAAGTCACCAGAGATGGTGATAGGTATGGCGCAGTAAAAGGCCTTATTGATATTCAGGACGAGATTAATAAGCGTCGCTCAAAGGCTCTACACATACTTAATACCCGGCAGACATTTAGCAAAAAAGGCATGCTGGACAATATTAGGCAATTCAAAAATGAGGCCAATAAGCCTGACGGCCATTTGGAATTCCCACCTCAAGGGGAATTTGGGCGGGATTTCGGCGTGGTTCCTGATGCCGGACTAGTTGCCAGCCAATTTCAAATGTATCAAGAATCGATCCAGCAGATGGATGCTGTAAGCGCTAATGCTGCATTGGCAGGAGATACCGACCAAGGCTTAAGTGGCAGAGCTGTGCAAAGTTTGCAGCAAGGCGGAATGTTAGAGTTGGGTCCGCTGTTTGATAACCATTCGCAGTGGAAAAACCGAGTATATAGAACTGTTTGGAATAGGATTAAGCAATTCTGGAAGGAAGGTAAGTGGATCAGGGTTACTGATGACGAAGAGAATTTAAAATGGGTTGGTCTTAACCAGCCTATCACTATGGCTGAGCAGATGGTTATTGACCGAATGGGTATACCTTTGGATGAGGTAAAGTCCCAGTTTGGTGGCGAGCTACAGCAGATAATTGCACAGCAGCCGCAACTAGGCCAGCAGGTAGCAACGGACAATGAAGTCGCTGAGATGGATGTGGATATCATTATTGATGAAGTTCCTGATATAATTAACTTGCAATCTGAGCAATTTGATCTACTCGTGAAAATGTATCAAGCTAATCCTAATGGTATTCCTTGGGAAAGCATTGTTCAGATGTCTACGCTAAGAGATAAAGATAAGGTTCTGGGCAAAGACGACCCAGAGGCAGCAGAGGCGCAGCAGAAGCAAGCGCAGATTCAAGAAGCACTGGCTCAATTGGAGGCAGGCAAGACCCAGTCAGAGATAGACAAGAACAACGCAACAACAGCAAAGACACAACAGGAAGCGACACAGAAGCAGATAGAGAACGCCTTAATACTGGCCAATCCGTCTGCCACTAACGTTTCCATCTAAGCCGCCACCGGGCACCGGGTGATCGTGACGCCAACGTATGGGCGATAGAGGAAAGCACTATGCAAGATTTAGCTGAAGTTTTTAATGAGGAAGTCGAAGCGGAACCCATTGAGGCTGTAGAGCCACAAGAGGAAGCGCCAGTTGTAGAAGAGGCTGTAGAGACTGAACCGACGGGCGAAAAAGAGGAGGACTCGACGCCGGAGCCTGAAGCTGAAGAAGAATCTAAAAGTGTGCCGATTTCGGCATTAATGGCAGAACGCAAGCAACGCCAGGAGCTACAAAGACAGCTAGACGCGCAATCCAAAAAAGAGGATATGCCGGATGTTTTCGAGGATCAGCAAGCTTATACACAGCGCTTAGAGACAACGATTCAACAGGCCGCTTTCAACGAAAAGGCTAACCTATCGGAGTTCTTTGCACGCAGAGAGTACGCTGACCTTGATAGCAAAATAGAGGTTTTTAATACGCTTAAAACATCAAATCCCGCGTTGGCCACTCAGGTTCAAAATGCACAGTCACCGTACCATGAAATTGTGGATATCGTAGATAATCACGAAAAAATGGAACGGATGTCTAACGTTAAAGAATATGAGGCAACAACTCGTGCTGAAATCGAGGCTCAAGTAAGGGCTGAGCTAGAAGCAGAGTACAAGGGTAAAAAGGATGCCAAGGCAGAGCTACGCGATTCTATTCCAACATCGCTGGTGAACGCCAATTCCAAGGGGACAATAAGCGGTCAAACTTGGGATGGGCCTACATCATTAGAAAATATATTTAACGATTAAAGGTAAACAATCATGGCTGATACAAGTGCAGCAACGGGCCTAACGGTCCAGCAATGGGATGATAAATTCTTCCTAGAGTCAATTAACGCCAACGTCTTTAAGCCGTTCATGGGCACAAAGACTAACTCAATCATTCAGGTGAACCAGGATCTAAGCAAAAAGCCAGGGGATTCTATTACGTTCTCCTTGGTTAATAAGCTTAGCAATTCGGCGGTTACTGGATCCAGCACGCTAGAAGGTAACGAAGAAGAAGTTGTTTCACGCTCATTCAAAGTTACTATTGATCAGTATCGTAACGCGGTACGTATTCCGGTTCTAGAAGATCAATTCTCTGCTATTCCACTGCGTAATGCAGGGCGTGACGTTTTAATGGATTGGGAAATGGAGCTTACGCGTGACAAGATTATCACTGCACTAGGTGAAATCAACGGAACTGCGTATGGTTCAGCGTCAGAAGCGGCTAAAGATGCTTGGTTAGTTGATAATGCTGACCGTGTATTATTTGGTGCAGCTTTGTCTAACAACTCGTCTAATGACCACTCCGCATCGCTGGCAAACATTGACAACACAGCTGATCAGTTAACGCCTAGCGCCATCACTTTGATGAAGCGTATAGCCAAGACTGCATCACCTAAGGTGCGTCCGCTCAAGCCTCGCTCTGGCGGTGTTACCTCGGATAGCTACATTATGTTTGTGCCCTCATTGGTGTTACGCGATTTAACGGCTAACACTGCATTCTTGCAAGCTAACCGTGAAGCTCGTAGTCGCGGAAAGCTTAACCCAATATTTGCGGGTGCTGACTACATCTATGACAATGTCGCGATTATCGAAGTCGAAGATATCGCTGTATTAAGTGGTGTTGGTGCGTCTAGTATCGATGTTGCTCCGGTTTACTTGTGTGGTGCGCAAGCTATTGGCCTGGCATGGGCTAAGCGTCCACAGTCAATCGAAGAGGAGTTCGATTACGGCGACAAGCAGGGCATTGGTGTTCGACAGTGGTACGAGATCAAGAAAATGGTCTTCGGTTCTGGTTCTGGTGACACTGATGATCTTAAAGATCACGGTATTGTTACTGGTTTCTTTGCATCTGTAGCTGACTCATAAGGGGTGATTTATGGCTGCTGAAACATTAACAGCAACTAGAGCGGCAGCAACATTCCCAGTGTACACCCCTTCGGGGGCTGGTGCGCTGGGTGTTGCTTATGGTACTTACGCAATCGCCGCGGACGTGGAAGACGGAGACATTTTCGAAATGTGTCGTGTTCCTGCCAATGCGGTTATCGTAGGTGGTTATTTTTACGGTGCTGACCTTGATCAGGGTACAGAAGCGCTAGATATGGATATAGGCTGGGCTGCCAATGGTGGTTCGGGAACCTATGACAGCGCTGATCCTGACGGGTTGGGTAATCTAGGGGTGCTTACTGGTGATGTGTTCGCTGCCGGTAACGTATCGCCTGTAGCGGGTTTGATTTACCCTTTTAGCGGCTTGTTTGCTACTGGGGTGCTTCCAACTTTCACTAGAGAGACAGTTATTCAGATTGAGGCTAATGCAGCCTCGGGCACATTTGCTGCTGGATCTGTATCAATTGTTGTTTTCTACGCTACACCTTAGATAGTCTGGGGGCTTCGGCCCCCTTTTTACGGTGGTTTATGAAAAAGTTTAGATATATCGGTGAGTGTGAAAAAGGGTGCGTTTCCG